AATTAGATTTATTAAGGCTAGAGAACAGCAGACCAATATTCAAGAAGATGTCGCCAAAGCTTTGGTAGTAAAGCCAGACTATGTTCCATACGACAAGGAAGTTCTTCTTAGGTTAAACAATGAAGCTTTGTCTAGCCCTAGGGCTTTAGAATATTTTGCAGGTAGGAGTATAACCAAAGAGTCTATGTCTAAGTTTAAGCTAGGATACTCCTCCAAGCAAGACATGGTTACTGTACCAGTCAGTGCACCTGACGGCATGCCAGTTGGTTTTGTGGGCAGGTCTGTAGAGGGCAAGGTTTTTAAAAATACTCCAGGACTACCAAAAGCAAAAGTACTCTTTAACTTGCATAGAGTTAGAAACGAAGATACGATTTATGTGGTAGAATCTTCTTTCGATGCAATTAGGCTAGACCAGTGTGGGCTTCCTGCAGTCGCCACCCTGGGAGCTAACGTGTCAAACCTACAAATAGACTTGCTACAAAAATACTTCAATAACATTTATGTTGTTGCAGACAATGATGAAGCAGGCGGTAACATGAAGACCAGGATCTATGAAAAGCTTAGTTCTCGTGTAACCGTGATTCAACTAGACAAACAATACAAAGATATAGGCGAAATGAATGACGACGAAATAAAAAAGCTCAACATATCGTTTGACAAGTCAATATCCGCCATGCTACAATAAATAAACAAAACAAGGAGAAAAAATGAGCGTAATTAAAGGGCTAAAAGATATCAATGCACTGCTTGATAAGCCAAAGTATGACTCCAGCGGTCCAAAGGTTCGTTGGGTAAAGCTAGCAGACGGACAGTCCGCTAAGATTCGTTTTGCAGAAGAGCTAGATTCTGAGTCTGCTCACTATGCAGAAGAGCGTGGACTTTCTGTAGTCATTGCACAGCACACAAATCCCAAAGACTACAAGCGTATGGCAGCATGTACTCAGGAGTCTGAGGGTCGCTGCTTTGCTTGCGAGATGGCCCGTAAGGAGCCAAAGGCTGGCTGGCGTTCAAAGCTACGCTTCTACTGCAACGTGCTAGTAGATGACGGGCTAGAGGATCCATATATTGCTGTATGGTCCCAGGGTGTAAGCAAGCAGTCTGCATTTAACACCATTCGTGAGTATGCACTAGAGACTGGAAGCATTTCCAATCTTACGTGGAAGCTAAAGCGTAACGGTCAGGGAACAGAGACAAACTACACTCTTATCCCAACTGGACCAGACTCTGAGCCATACGACTGGTCAACTCACGAGTTCCACAACCTAGAAAAGGTTGTAAGGGAGATCCCTTATCCAGAGCAGGAGTCCTTCTACTTTGGATTTGATGCTCCATCCGTAACCTCTACCAATATCGACTGGTAGGGGCTAGGTTGAGCTATAACGGACTTCACGTACATACACATTTCTCACTCTTCGACGGTATTGCAACTCCAGAAGAGTACCTAACACGTGCCAAAGAACTTGGCATGTCTTCCCTAGCAATTACAGATCACGGTTCGCTTTCTGGTCACAGAGAGTTCTACCGTATCGCTAAGGAAAAGGGCATCAAGCCAGTATTGGGTATTGAGGGGTATATTACTAACGATAGGAAGGACCAGCGTGCTACAGATGTACGTGACGGCCTACTAGACCTAGTGTATAACCACATTATTGTGCTTGCAAAGAATAGTGTTGGACTTGAAAACCTGAATAAGCTCAACGAAATTGCGTGGACTGAAGGATTCTTCAAGAAGCCACGCTTTGACTATGAGGTTCTAGAGAGGCATTCGGAGGGACTAATTGTTCTTTCTGGGTGTCTCTCTGGTGCCCTAGCAAAAGCTATTGAGGCAGAAGAGCTTGCAGAAGCCAAGCGTATTATCGAGTGGCACAAGCGTGTGTTTAAAGATGACTTCTATATTGAGGTTATGCCTCACAATCCACCAGAAGTAAACAAGCAGTTACTAGAGTTAGCTGATAAGTATGATGTTACACCAATTGTGACACCAGACTGCCACCACGCACACACTGGTCAAAAAGAAATCCAAGAGCTTAAGCTAATCCTGAACAGCTATTCAAACAAAGTTGAGAAGGATGCCACATACGAGAAGTCCAAGAAGTACGATAACCTTATGGATCGTCTAGACTATCTATATGGAGAAAGACAGATTAGCTTTTCTAAGTTCGACATTCACCTTCTATCTGATGAAGAGATGAGGGCTGCTATGCAGGCCCAGGGGATTGACCGTGAAGACATGTATTCTGCAACCCAAGAGGTAGCGGACAAAGTAGAAGACTATAAGATTAAGGATCACCTAGATCTATTGCCAGTGCAGTATCAGGATCCAGACAAAGAGCTATACGAGCTAGCTGTCGCAGGACTGAAAGATCGTGGGATACACACAGACGAATATCTTGCAAGGCTAGACGAAGAGCTTAAGGTAATTAGGGATAAGAACTTTGGTCCTTACTTTCTAGTAGTGCGAAGCATGATTGCCTGGGCAAAAAAAGAAGGAATCATGGTGGGGCCAGGACGTGGTTCTGCAGCAGGCTCTCTTCTTTGTTATGCACTTAGGATTACTGACATTGACCCCATTCAGCATGGTCTTCTGTTCTTTAGGTTCATTAACCCTGAGCGTAATGACTTTCCTGATATTGATACAGATATTCAGGACTCTAGACGTGATGAGGTAAAAGACTACCTAGTTAGACAGTACAAGCACGTAGCTTCTATTGCTACATTCCTGCAGTTCAAGGATAAGGGTGTTGTACGAGATATTGCACGTGTACTACATATACCACTGAGTGATGTCAACAAGGTTCTAAAGGTTATTGACACCTGGGACGATTACTGCTACTCAAAGCAAGCAACATGGTTTCGTGAAAAGTATCCAGAAATTGAGGCATATGGAGACCAACTCCGTGGTCGTATTCGTGGTACTGGAATTCACGCTGCTGGCGTTGTTACTTCTAAGCAGCCCATTTTTAAGTTTGCACCAATGGAGACCAGGACTGCACCAGGAACCAAGGAGCGTATTCCTGTTGTTGGGGTAGACATGGAGGAGGCAGAGCGTATTGGTCTAATTAAGATTGATGCACTAGGTCTAAAGACTTTGTCAGTTCTAAGAGATACCCTAGATATTATTGAGGATCGTCACGGCAAAAAACTAGACCTGCTATCAACAGACATGGAAGACCCAAAAGTCTATCAGATGCTCTCTGACGGCTTTACAAAGGGTGTTTTTCAGTGTGAGGCAACCCCATATACAAACCTTCTTGTAAAGATGGGCGTAAAGAATTTTGCAGAGCTAGCGGCGTCAAACGCCTTAGTACGTCCAGGTGCTGCTAATACTATTGGTAAAGACTACATTGCTCGTAAGCATGGTAAGCAGAACATTAGCTACCACCACCAGGTAATGAAGGCTTTTACAGCAGAGACCTATGGATGCATCCTATACCAGGAACAGGTTATGCAGGCTTGTACAGAGCTTGGTGGCATGTCCATGGCAGAGGCAGACAAGGTTCGTAAGATCATTGGAAAGAAGAAAGATGCCAAAGAGTTTGACGTATTTAAGGACCGCTTTGTTGCTGGTGCTTCAAAGTTTCTCAGCCCTAATGTGGCTCTTGACCTATGGCATGATTTTGAAGCCCACGCAGGGTATTCGTTCAATAAGTCGCACGCTGTTGCGTACTCTACGCTATCGTACTGGACGGCATGGCTAAAGACTTACTATCCTCTAGAGTTTATGTATTCTATCCTTAAGAACGAGAAGGACAAGGATGCACGCACCGAGTACCTTATTGAGGCAAAGCGTATGGGGATTAGCATCAAGCTTCCACACATTAATGACTCAGATGCTGACTTTAAGATTGAGGGCAAGGGGATCAGATTCGGTCTCACTGGAATCAAGTATATCTCTGACAATATTGCAGAGAAGTTTATTGCACGTAGGCCATTCACCTCTTATGCAGAGCTAGAGCAGTTTACAGTAGACAAGGGTAGCGGTGTCAACACCAGATCATTGTCATCCCTGAGACTCATTGGTGCAGCGACATTTTATGATAATCCTAGAAACGAGGAAGAGGTTCGGGAAAACTTATACGAGTACCTGAACCTTCCAGAGTTTAATATTTCTGTTCCACAACACTTCTATGCATTTGTCAATGATGTAGAAGAGTTCGAGGAGAAGGGTGCCTTTGTACTTATGGGAATGGTAAAGTCAATCAAGCGTGGGAAGGGATGGTCTAGAGTTGAGGTATTGGACAAGACGGGAAGCGTTGGAATCTTTGATGAAGAGCAGACAGCTATCGAGCCAGGCCGTACGTATCTTTTACTGGCTAGTGATAATAGGATTGTTAGTTATGTTCCTATAGATGAGCTAGGCAAGTCTGAGTCAGCTTTGGTTAGATACCTAAACTACAAACAACTTCCATATAAGGATGACCAGATGTACGTTGTGTCTTTTAACCCTAGGGTCACTAAGGCTGGAAAGAAGATGGCCTCAATGACTTTGGCTGACTCTTCTAGGGAGCTACACCCAGTAACAGTATTCCCAACTACGTTTGCAAAGGCTTACATGAAGATCAAAGAAGGAAATGCATACACATTTTCTTTTGGAAAAACAAAAGATGGAACCGTTATATTGGAGGATATAATTGACAACAATTGATGAAGCATTAGCACTACTAGATCCTAAGATTAGAAAGCGTCTAGGGCCCGCTGTGGGCATTAAAACAGAATTCCAGGCTACTCCTAGCCCAGGTCTTAATAAGGCCTTAGGAGGCGGTCTGCCGTACGGTAGACAGGTACTCCTGTGGGGCAGCAAGTCCAGTGCAAAGTCTTCCCTATGCCTACAGACAATAGGTATGGCACAGAAAGATGGAAAGCTGTGTGCTTGGGTGGATGCAGAAATGTCCTACGATGAAGAGTGGGCAAAAAAGCTTGGAGTAGATACGAGCCAGCTAATTTACTCAGAGGCGAGAAGCATTAATGACATGGTTGATGTGACAGTCGCTCTATTGCATGCAGGAGTAGACCTAATTGTTATTGACTCAATTAGTTCACTACTACCAGCGGTATACTTTGAGAAGGACTCTACAGAGCTGAAGGATCTAGACAAGACTAAGCAGATTGGTGCAGAGTCTAAGGATCTAAAGCATGCATGGATGATGATTAACTATGCAAACAACCAGGAGAAGCCATCGCTAATTATTGCTATCTCTCAGGCACGAAACAATATTACACCAACTTATACACAAGCTGTACCAACTGGAGGAAATGCTACGCAGTTCTTTTCGTCTACTATTGTAAAACTATTCTCGTCATCATCTGACGGACAGGCTATTAAAAAGAAGATTAAAGTTGGAGACAAGCTTATTGAGCAAAAGGTTGGCCGCAAGGTACGCTGGGACGTACTAAATTCAAAGACCTCTGCTCCTGGAGAGTCTGCAGAGTATGATTTCTACTTTAGGGGCGACATGATTGGTATTGATGAGGTTGGAGATCTTGTAGACACAGCAGAGATGAATGGTTACGTAGAGAGAACTGGTGCTTGGTACCTGTTGCCAGACGGCAATAAGGTTCAAGGACGAGACGCTTTCGTTGACTATGTAAGAGAAAACGAATCGTTCCAAGAAGAACTGAGGGTAAAGCTTAATGGGTAGGTATTCTATTTATCATGGAGAATTCTTGTGTCAAGTTTGTAAGGCAGAGGTATCAACCCTCAGACATTATCAAGACGACAAGCTTCTGACATGGATGTGCCCAGATAAGCATTTGTCAGAGGTTAGTCTAGATCCAAAGAGAAAGAAAGCCGACTTTATTAATGAGTGAGCGTGGAGAGACCAAGAGGCTAGGTGCCCAGGGCATCAAAAACTCTGGTAGAGGAAACAAAAAAGGTGATGCTACTTGGGAGAACTTTACTGTAGACTTTAAAGAATATCCAAAGGGCTTTACCGTTAATCAAGACAACTGGGCAAAGGCTGTAACTGATGCCTTGCGTAATGGCAACGATCCTGCTATAGTAGTAGTATTGGGTGAAACTAATCGTAAAACAAGACTAGCAATAATTGAACTAGAATTACTAGAACAGCTAGTAGAAGAGAGTAAGAAGTAATGAAAACACTATATCTAGATATCGAGACAACACCAATTAAAGCTTATGTGTGGGGCCTATGGGACCAGAACGTAAGTATTGATCAGATCATTGAGCCAACCGAGATGCTATGCTTTGGTGCCAGGTGGGGCGGTACAAAGAAGGTCATCTTTAAGTCAGTACATCACGATGGCAAGAAGGCAATGCTACAGGAGCTACATGCCCTCATGGAGGAGGCCGATGTCCTAGTTGGGTGGAACTCAGCAGCATTTGACCATAAGCACATTAACCGTGAGTTCCTTGAGAATGGCATGGCACCACCATCAACAGTTAAAGACCTGGACCTTATGTCAATTGTTAAGGCTAACTTCCAGTTCCCATCCAACAAGCTAGACTATGTCGCACAAAAGCTTGGCGTTGGTGCAAAGGTAAAGCACTCAGGATTTAGCCTATGGATTAGGTGCATGGAGGGAGATGCCAAGGCGTGGGTAGAGATGAAGAAGTATCAGATCCAGGATGTCAATCTCCTAGTGGATCTGTATGACATTCTTTTACCATGGTTTGTAGGCAAGGCAACCGTTACTAGTAAAGATAAGCAGAATATAGTGAACGGCGAATCTATGGTATAATTCTACTATGGAAAAATTTACAGCCCCAGAGATGTGGGACTACCTGTCTGACGATATGTCTAACTATTTGTCTGACTTGCCATTTTATGTAAATGATGCTTTATCTGATGATCAAGTTTTTAGAGTAACAAAAATTATTGAAGATACTTTATCACAAAATAGTAATGCAGAGTACAATCTTGTTAATGGCGGACAGGAAGAGTATCGTGGAAATAGGTGGTACGACCCCAAAAAGGTTGTTCATATGTCTAGGGAAATGGTAGAGTATGATGTTCCAGAAGATATTGAAAATCTTATGGATAGCATCGTTAAACCACTTTATCGTGGTGAATTGAGGCTGGCACATTGGAACTATATAGATTATGATTTAAGGCACGGGGATGGGCGTTACGCCCCTTCCTTGCCTCCTCATATTGATAATAGCGAAGATCTTCTTACGTTTAATTATATGTTAGACGGAAATATAGATTGGGACCTATATATTGACAACGAAAAATATCAGCTAAAGAAAGGCCAAGCTATTGTCTTTAGTGCATTAAACCAGCCTCACTTTAGACCAAAGCGAAAATGGAAAAGGGGAGAGTTTGTAAAAATTCTAACATTTGACTACTCACCCCCATCCGACTTTAGATTTACTGGAAAAGATTATGCACTGGATCCAGGAAAGTTTCCAGAAAGGCTTAAGCCATATTTGGATTCGGTGAACAAGCACCCAAAGATGCAGGCAGCCTGGATGCTTTACAACTCTCTTGGAAAAAAAGAAGGCATTTCGGACCCAGAGACACACGGTACTTGGGAGGAAACCGATGAACTTTGATCAACCAAATCTAATTGTCAAAGACATTTTTACAGATATAGAAATTGCTCAGATCTATGGGCATATTAACAATACTCCAGAAGACAGGAAGCAGGTTGTAGAAGTTTTTTCTCACCAAGCATATCATAGCTGGATGCCTCAAAATATTGTAGAGACAATCACCAGAGCAGCTCAATCAACGACCGACATTCCGATTGTTCTTAGAGAGCTATCGTTTGCTAGATACGCAAAGTTCGATGATGCACCGAAGATACAACTAACTCCACATACAGATCAGACTTTCAGGGAGCCTCGGCTGACATTTGATATTCAGCTAGATTCAAATAGGACATGGCCCCTGGTTGTAGAGGGTCGTTCGTATACTTTGCAGAATAATGAGGCTCTTACATTCTCAGGCACTCATCAGGTTCACTGGAGAGAAAAGGTAGAGTTTCTAGAAGATGATTATATGGACATGGTCTTTGCTCACTTTAGTGCCGCAGACTATGTACCAGAAGAGCTCGGAAAATTTGATGTAAATGACTTGTCAAATATGGCAGAACATGATAAGCTTATGACAGATAAGCGAGAATACTGGGAAAAAATTTATAACGAAAGTTAGGGTATGACAGATAAAACAACTTTAGAATCAGTTAATGGTTTGGCAGAAATCGCAGACTTCATGCAAGATGAAGAGCTAACGCAGGCACTAACAATGGTGGCTAAGTTAATTCTTAAACCAGATATCCCCATTCAGGTAGCAACACTGGAGATCGTAAGGCTGCAAGCAATTGCTGCAAAGATGTCTCTTAAAGCAACATGGATGGTAAACGTAGATAAGGGAGATAGAGCAAAGAAGAATATATACTTCACAACTGCAGAGGCCGTAAATGACCTTGTGGCAGCACTCAAGTATATTGCTCGATAGAAAATATGGCAAAAAATTTATTAAACCAGGTAATGCTTAAAGCTGCACAACAAAAGTCATTCCTTAATACTAAAGATCTAGTAGATAGGATTAACTCTGGCTATACAGTTAAGAGAGTCTCTAAGCACACCCAGAAGAAGACATTCGCTCCTTCAACTATTGCTTATGGGCACGGAGAGTGCCCAAGGTATTGGTACATAGCTTTTGACGGCACAGAGTTCCACGACAGTGCAGATGCCTACGGTGCTGCAAATATGACAGCTGGAACAAAGTCTCACGAGAGAATCCAGGAGGCAATGGGAAACGTAGACGACTTCCTGATTGACTCTGAGTTTAAGATTACAGCGAATGACCCACCAATATTTGGCTTTGGGGATGTTATGCTAAAATGGGATGGCAAGGAGCTTCTTGGTGAAATCAAGACAATGCCACAAGAAGGGTTTGAATATCGCAAGGCAGCTGGTAAGCCAAAGCTAGGACACCTAGTTCAATTGCTTATCTATATGAAGATTCTAAATAAGACAGAAGCTGTTCTTATTTATGAAAACAAAAATAATCATGAGCTACTGATTCTACCAGTAGAGATTAGTGATTATTATATTAAGTGGGTAAATGGCACATTTGACTGGTTGAGGTCAGTTCGTAAGGCTTGGGTTGACAGAACCCTTCCTGAAAAGAACTACCGATCTAACTCAAAGATTTGCAAGACATGTCCTGTAAAGGCAACTTGTGATGTGGCTGGTAAGGGAGACATTAAACTATTATCTCTGGAGCCGATAGATGAAAAGCAAGCACTGCCAGTGGTGTGACCACGCCTTTGAGACTGAGATCTCTTACCAAATATATTGTTGTGCTGAATGCCGAGAGGCAGCCACAAAAGAAAAGATTGCAGCAAGGTATAACCAAACTCGTAGAACTAGGCGTAAGGGCAAAGATCGTCCATGCAAAAACTGTGGAAAACAGCTGTCCATCTACAATGACGGAGACCTTTGTGAAACTTGTGTGACTGACCCTAGAGATTTAAAGGGTGCACTAAAAGAAATAAAGAGGCTTATCAATGGTAAGGAATAAACTTTTTTCTGTAGACGCAAGCACAACTAGCATGGCTTTTGCAATCTTTGACGGAGAGGCTCTTGTATCATACGGTAAGATCAACTTTGAGGGTAAGTCTATATATGCAAGAGTGGCAGATGCAGGCAGAAAATGCAGAGCCTTTTTCGAAGAGTTTCCAGAGATAAAAAATCTTGTTATTGAGCACACTGTATTTATGAATAGCCCTAAGACAGCCGCAGACCTTGCCCTTGTGCAAGGAGCCTTGCTTGGTGCGGCAGCACAGTCTGGCATCACTCTTGCAGGAGCAGTTAACCCAATTGCTTGGCAGAGTTATTTGGGGAATAAGAAGATGACTAAAACTGAACAGTTTGAGCTTACAAAAGAATTCCCAGGCAAGTCAAAGACATGGTATAAGAATAAAGAGCGTGAAATACGTAAACAAAGAACTATGAATATTATTAAGATAAACTACGATAGAGATATACTAGACAATGATGTTGCAGATGCGGTTGGTGTTGGACATTACGCAATTGGAAACTGGGCAAAGGTGGTTGACAAAGATGGCTAAATCTGCTAAACTATATACAAATGAGTTGTGGTTAAAGAAACGTTTCCACATGGACAAGAAGACACCAGAGCAAATTGCCCAGGAATGCGGTGTAAGCGTAGAGACTGTTTACGTTTACCTGGCAAAGTTTGGGCTAAGAAAGTCGAGAAGGTAATGGCACGTCGTAATAAAGCAGTAGTAGCCCCAAGTCACTTTGTTACAGAGCCCTACATGGAGCTAGATGGTTTTCCAATTAACGCAGGAGACACCATCAAAGTAAAGGGTGAGTATGGCACCAAGTTTAAGTTTGTAGGAGTTACTACCAATGAGCTTACTGGATCGCAGTGGGTAGACTGCTTTGAGATTTTTAGAGGAAAGGCACAGCAGTTCCGTGCATTTAAGGAGGACCGTATCAAGCGTGTGCCTCAGAGGGGAAAGAGGGCCAAGCGTGTCAATTGAGGACCTAACAGTAGAGCACCTAGATCAAGTAAATAGAGTTGTTGAAAAGTACCTAGCAGGAACACCAGAAACACAGATCTCCAAAGAGCTTGCAATTCCTAGGCAGAAGGTTGTTGGCTATATCAATGAGTGGCGTGCAATGGCTTCCGACAATGCTGCAATTAGAGCCAGAGCCAAAGAGGCTTTAGTAGGTGCAGACACACACTATAGCAAGCTAATCCAAAAAGCCTATGAGGTAATGGACGAAGCCACAACAACTGCAGACCTAAGGTCTAAGAACTCTGCAATCAAGTTGGTCATGGACCTCGAGCGTACCAGGATTGATATGCTTCAAAAAGCTGGCCTTCTTGAGAACAAGGAGTTGGCGGAAGAGATGATGCAGATTGAAGAGCGTCAGCAGGCCCTCATCCTAATCCTTAAAGAGATTGCTGCAGAGCACCCCGAGATTCGGGATAAGATTATGAGAAGACTGTCTGATGCAACCAAGCCTGGAGAAACAATCACAGTAGTGAGCGGTGAGTAATGTTTGATGATTTTCTAGATGCACTTAAGTCTGATGCTTTTGCAGAGATTCCTGTAGATGCAAAGACCTTTGTAGAGGGTGAAGACTACCTTGGACAGCCACCACTATCTCAGGTACAGTACGATATCGTTGAGGCAATGAGCCAGATCTACAAGCAAGAAGATCTAGAAGACATTATGGGTGCCGAGGAAGGTGCCAAGTACTACAAGAAGTATACTAAGAATGAAGTAATTTTGCAGCTTGGCAAGGGTAGTGGTAAAGACTTTACATCTACTGTAGCATGTAGCTACATCGTATACAAGCTGCTATGCCTTAAAGACCCAGCGAGATACTTCGGAAAGCCTTCTGGTGACGCCATTGATATCATCAACGTTGCTATCAACGCACAGCAGGCAAAGAACGTTTTCTTTAAGGGCTTCAAGTCCAAGATTGAAAGGTCTCCATGGTTTGCAGGCAAGTATTATGCCAAGGCAGACAGCATTGAGTTTGATCACGCTATCACAGTATACTCTGGTCACTCAGAGCGAGAATCTCACGAGGGTCTAAACCTTATACTAGCAGTTCTAGACGAGATTTCTGGATTTGCTCAGGAGGTTGGCACTGGTAATGACCAGGGCAAAACAGCAGATAACATCTACAAAGCTTTCCGTGCCTCTGTAGATTCTCGTTTCCCAGATCTCGGCAAGGTTGCATTGCTATCATTCCCACGTTTCCCTGGCGACTTTATTTCTCAGCGGTATGACGATGTTATTGCAGACAAAGAGGTGATAACCAAGACTCATAAGTTTGTTATGAATCCAGACCTACCAGAGGATGCAGATGGTAACAGTCTGGAAATTAGCTGGGATGAAGATACTATCGTAAACTATAAGTATCCAGGAGTGTTTGCACTAAAGAGGCCAACCTGGATTGTCAACCCTACAAGAAAGGTTGATGACTTTAAGCTAGCATTCTATACAGATATGGGCGATGCTATGCAACGCTTTGCCTGTGTGCCAACCTTCGCATCTGATGCATTCTTTAAGCAGCGTGACAAGGTAAGAGCGTGTATGACAGTAAGAAATCCTATTGATAGCTCTAAGAGGTTCGACGAAACATTCAAACCAGATCCAGACAAAGTTTACTATGTCCACGCAGACCTTGCTCAGAAGCATGACAAGTGTGCCGTAGCAATTGCCCACGTAGAGAAGTGGGTATCTGTTCAGGTAATGAAAGACTATGAGCAGGTAGTGCCAATGGTAGTCGTAGATGCCGTAGTATACTGGGAGCCAAGGGTTGAGGGGCCAGTTAACCTTTCAGAAGTTAAGCAGTGGATTCAGAATTTACGTCGCCAAGGATTTAACGTCGGAATGGTATCCTTCGACCGCTGGCAGTCATTCGATATTCAGAATGAGCTAAAGGCTGTGGGAATGAGAACTGAAACGGTATCGGTCGCCAAGAAGCACTACGAAGATATGGCTATGCTTGTTTACGAAGAGCGTCTAGCTATGCCAGCAATTGAGCTACTGTTTGAGGAGCTAACAGAGCTTAAGATTGTAAAGCAGAACCGTGTGGACCACCCCAGAAAGCTATCTAAGGACCTTGCAGATGCGGTGTGTGGTGCAGTCTTTGGAGCAATCTCTCATACTCCCAAAAACGTTAACCAGGAAGTAGAGATTCACACTTTCAGGGATAGGCCAAAAGATCCACTTGAAGATAATTCTAAAAACGTGATACAATATAAACCCAGTAAAGAAAAGATTGAGGATTATCTATCCCAATTTGAGGTCATATAGAAAGCGGTGTACTAATGGTATTGCCAATTTCTATAGTCTACTTTTCCAATTACTCCGAGAACACTAAACGATTTGTAGAAAGGCTCACAGATGCAGGAATTCGTATTCCCACTCGTCCTAGCGACGCTCGGGGCTTCACTGTGGATGCTGAGTATGTACTCGTTTTACCGACTTATGGTGGTGGCAATGAATCACCTGCTATCCCAAAGTCAGTAAAGGTATTTTTAAATAATCCTGCCAACAGGGATTTATTGCGTGGTGTCATAGGCACAGGCAACACAAACTTTGGCGAGCACTACTGTAAGGCAGCAGATATGATCTGCAATAAGACTGGTGTACCACTTATAGGACGTGTAGAAATTATGGGGACACCAGAAGACGTAGAAGAAATTACAAGGAGACTGGAGCTACTATATGGAACAGAATAAACTAAGCTATCATGAGCTGAATGCCATGCTAAACATGTATGACGAAAACGGTAAGATCCAGTTTGATAAAGACAAGGCAGCTGCCAAGGCATACTTCCTAGACCACGTTAATCAAAACACTGTCTTTTTTCACTCGCTTGAAGAGAAGATAGACTACCTGGCTGAGAATCAGTACTACGATAAGGAAATCCTTGACCAGTACTCTCCAGAGGATGTTAAAGAATTATTTAAGCATGCATATGCATACAAGTTTAGATTCCCAACATTTGTTGGTGCATACAAGTTTTATACTCAGTACGCACTAAAGAATTTTGCAGGTGATCGCTACCTAGAAAGATTTGAGGACCGTGTCGTAATGAATGGTCTAATGCTAGCTCGTGGTAATAAACAGCTAGCACAGGACATCATTGATGAGATTATTACTAATCGTTTCCAGCCAGCTACACCTACATTCTTAAATGCAGGGAAGGCCCAGCGAGGAGAGTACGTAAGCTGTTTCCTTTTGAGGGTAGAGGATAACATGGAATCAATTGCTCGTGCCGTCACATCGTCACTACAGCTCTCTAAGAGGGGTGGTGGAGTAGGTCTTAACCTAACAAATGTACGTGAGCTGGGTGCACCTATTAAGCAGATTGAGAACCAGTCTTCAGGAATCATTCCAGTAATGAAGATGCTAGAGGATGCTTTCTCTTACGCAAACCAGCTTGGTGCCCGTCAGGGTGCAGGTGCTGTATATCTAAATGCACACCACCCAGATATCATGCGTTTCCTAGATACCAAGAGAGAGAATGCCGATGAAAAGGTTCGAATTAAAACCTTGTCTATTGGTGTAGTTATTCCAGATATCACTCTAGAGCTTGCTAAGAGTAATGAGGACATGTACCTGTTCTCTCCATATGATGTAGAGCGTGTATACGGCCTTCCAATGTCGGACATCTCTGTAACTGAGAAGTACCAGGAAATGGTTGACGACCCTCGCATTCGCAAGAGCAAGATCAAGGCTCGTGACCTTTTCCAGAGGATTGCAGAGCTTCAGTTCGAGTCGGGGTATCCATACATTGTATATGAAGACACTGTTAACAACGCTAACCCAATTGAGGGACGTATTAACATGTCCAACCTTTGCTCTGAGATCCTGCAGGTAAATACACCAACTACCTACAACAATGATATGAGCTACAAAGAAATTGGTAAGGATATCTCATGTAACCTAGGATCATTAAACATTGCCAAGGCAATGGAGTCACCAGACTTTGGTAAGACTATTGAGGTAGCCATCATGTCTCTAACTGCAGTTTCAGACCTATCCTACATTGACTCAGTTATGTCAGTAGCTGAGGGTAACAGGAAGTCACGTGCTATTGGCCTTGGTCAGATGAACCTTCACGGCTACTTCGGACAAAAGGAGATGCACTATGGAGATGAAGAATCAATTGACTTCACCAACATGTACTTCTACACTGTTTTGTACCATGCACTAAAGGCATCTAATAAGCTAGCAATTATTAACAAGTCACCATTTGATAACTTTGAGAATTCAAAGTATGCATCTGGAGAGTTCTTTGACAAGTATACATCTCAGAAGTGGGAGCCAGCTACAGAGAAGGTTGCTCGGCTATTTAAGGATGCCAAGATTAAGCTTCCAAAGAAGAAGGACTGGGAAGAGCTTAAGGCATCCGTAATGGAGCACGGTATCTACAACCAGAACCTGCAGGCTGTTCCTCCAACTGGATCTATTAGCTATGTAAATAACTCTACTAGCTCTATTCACCCTATTGCTGCACAGGTTGAGATTCGTAAGGAAGGGAAAATGGGTCGTGTTTACTACCCAGCTCCAGGACTAACCAATGACAACCGTGAGTACTTCATGGATGCATATGAGATTGGCCCAGAAAAGATTGTAGATATTTATGCAGCTGCTCAGCAACACATTGACCAGGGCATGTCTCTGACACTATTCTTCAAGGACACAGCCTCAACTCGTGACGTAAACAAGGCACAGATTTATGCATGGAAGAAGGGTATCAAAACAATTTACTACATTCGTATTAGGCAGAATGCACTAGAAGGAACAGAAATGGAGGGATGCGTATCATGTCAGCTATAACAAGGCCAGTTAACTGGAACAAGATCGAAGACCAGGTAGACCTGGATGTATGGAATAGGCTGACTCAGAACTTCTGGCTACCTGAGAAGGTGCCAATCTCAAACGACATCCAGTCGTGGAGTACTCTAAGGCCAGATGAGCAAGAGCTAACTATGCGTGTATTTACTGGTCTAACCATGCTAGATACAATTCAGGGTACAGTTGGGTCCATGAGCATCCTACCAGATGCTAGGACACAGCACGAAGAGGCTGTCATCACTAACATAGCATTCATGGAGTCAGTACATGCCAAGAGCTACTCGAGCGTATTTTCTACGCTATGCTCTACAGCAGATATTGATGATGCATTCCGTTGGTCTGAAGACAACCCATACCTTCAGAAGAAGGCAGACATCATTCTGGGGTATTACCGTGGAGATGACCCACTAAAGCGTAAGATTGCCTCTACACTGCTAGAGTCATTCCTATTCTACTCAGGGTTCTATCTGCCAATGTACTGGTCCTCCAGGGCAAAGCTAACCAACACTGCTGATCTAATTAGACTTATCATTAGAGATGAAGCGGTACATGGTTACTACATTGGATATAAGTTCCAGCTGGCATATAATGAGTCATCCAAGGAGCGACAGGAAGAGCTAAAAGACTATGCTTATAGCCTTCTAATGGAGCTATATGAAAATGAAATCAAATATACAGCTGACCTTTATGATACAATTGGTCTAACGGAGGATGTAAAGAAGTTCCTCCACTACAATGCCAACAAGGCATTAATGAACCTAGGATTTGACGCATTGTTTCCTAAAGATGCTACAAATGTTAGTGCCGCTATCTTAGCTGCACTATCTCCTAACGCAGACGAGAACCACGATTTCTTTTCTGGATCTGGCTCTTCTTACGTAATCGGTAAGCATGAGGCAACAGAAGATGAAGACTGGGACTTTTAATTAAATAAGTTGGAATGGGGGGCATGGCTTAGGCTGTGCCCCTTTTTCATTTATAAAGTCCAGTATAATAGTATTAGAATACATTCCCCAGCTACCCCAAAACTAGGAGATGAGGTTAATTAACAGATTATTTAAGCTTTCATTGTCAGCACTGTTAGCTCTTTTCGTAGTGCTTCTTTTTCCTATTTCAGCAAGTGCTAACCACCCCAACACGCCTACTAACCTATCCGCATCTGTATCTTCAGAGCGTAATATTACAATAACTTGGACCCAGGCAGCAGCTGTAGAAGGGCAATATAAACCAGAAAGATATGCCATTGGATTTGGCATGAACAGTAGCTGGCCATACGGAGTTGCAACAGGCAATGTTGGCGGAGCTAACTCTCTTAACACCACGTACACTTTTACCTGTAACTATCTTAAGCAGGTATTTCAATTGGATGATTGTGTGGGTAGTTTTAATTTTAAAGTTAGGGCTGACAATGACACTAACTCAGTCTACTCTGGTTGGTCTACAGCGGTATCCGTAACTTTAACCACACCAGTTGTATCACAAGCAGAGTACGATGCTCTTAATGCTCAGTACCAAGCCTTACAGACTAATTACAATCAGCTTAAGTCAAGTTATGATAGCTTGCAGGCATCTTACGATGAGCTAAAAACAGCCTATATTAATTATCAAGACAGTGCAAAGGCACAGATTGAACAAGATCAAATAACAATTGCTGGATATATCAAGAAGGTGGACTCGCTTACTGAGAGCCTTGCGACCAAGTCTGCAGAGCTAGAAGATAAAGTAAAGGAACTTGCTACAGCACAAGAATCAATTGCCACCCTTAAGGCTGACCTGGAAGATGCAAACTTTAAGCTGGGAATTGCAGAAGATAATTTTGCTACAGTTAGCAAAGAGCTAAAAGACGCACTAACTAGTCTGGCTAAAAGCAAGTCTGACTACGAGCTAGAGAAGGCTAAGTCCGCTGATCTTGGCAAACAGCTTGCAGCATCTAAGGCTAGGGTAGAAGAGCTTGAGGCAAAGCTAGCAGATGTAACCAAGAGACTAGATGATATGACAGCTAAGCAAGGATCTACTCAAAAAGAGCTAGAGGCAGCGAGAGCGACCATAGAAAGCCTAAAGGCCCAGCTTACAGCTGCCAATGCAACCATAGACGAGCAGAAGAAAAAGATAGAAGATTTACAGGCTATTCTAAATAACCCAAAGGCTGAGCAAAATCTAGCTTTGGCAGAAGAGGTTAAAGAAATTGCAATGGCAAAATTTCAAACTTCAGAAAAAGATTCAGAAGAATACCTGGTGGCTCTGGAGCTGCTAGCAGTTGCAGCAGAAGCAGATGACCCAGACTTGGCAGAAGAAATTGCTGTGATACCAGTCGTGGGTGCAGTAGCTGAACAGGTGCTAGAGGTTATGAACAACCTGGGAAATATTGGTGCTGACATTGCACCAGAACAGCGAGAGCGAGCAGAAGAGATTGTTGTTGCATCTGTTATTGCAGGAAATGTTGCAGCATCGGCAGGAGCATCCGCAGCTAGTGGAGCAAGGAGGAAAGTAGAGTGAAAAAGTTTATTAAAAAGATTTTCACAGGCATCAAAAATGTATTTGCTGACGTAGTAGCAGAGTCTTGGACCCTGGTAGGTATGTTTGTAGCTTGGATTGTTCTTGAAGGATCTGCCAGAGAAATGACTGGTTACGTAATCCTTGGAACTCTAGCACTGTGGATTATAACTTTTAGGCTTAGAAACCCTAAAGAATAAAGGAGGAAAGTATGAACGAAGGAATGGGAACCGACAAGTCTGCTATGGCAAAAAATATAGCAAAAAGGATTACCGCCGTTTTTGTTGCGTCTGGCCTTAGCGTTTTGGGTGCAGGAGCCATTGTAGGCGTTGACGTAATACAGGCCGTTCTAATGGCTGGTATTCTAGGAGTAGCAAGCGTAATTGAAAAACTTGCCAGGTCGTTTATTGATGACGGCAAGCTTACTATGGATGAAGTTGACGAGGCATTTTCAAAAGTAGATAAGAACCAGGAGTAATCCTATAGACACGCATCTGTTTATGGTGTATAATATTCATTAGGATATTTTTTTGTACTTTAGAAAGAGAGCGTAACTTGAAAGACAATGATGAAGATGGTGCCAATTTCCCAGAGAGCTGGGACTTTGACAGGGACTCAAAGCCACAGAAGTTCTTTGAAAGATTCTTGGACAATGACCTTGATTACGTTTCGGATAGGCTAAAGCTAGAGTATTCTAGAATTGAAAAACTAGAGATGCACGGAATACTTCCGCACGACGATGATAAGGATATCTTTACTTATTCTAAGTCATTGTCTACTCATAAGTCTAGGGAGTATAATGCGTTTCAGATGTACTACCCATTTATGCATGAGCTTTTCTCTGCAGTTGTAGATATGACACGTGAGGCTTGCGAGTACTACGAAATTGACTATAACTCTGAGCAGTGGATGGCACAGGCATGGTTTAACATTAATAGCCGTGAAAAGGGTGCAAAGCTAGAGTGGCATGATCACCTAGACAAGAACATCAAGGTGCCAGCCTTCCATGGCTACTATTCAGTAAATGCTGAGCCCTCTACAACTCACTATGATGTAAATGGTGAGATGAAGGTTAATGACAACAAAAATAATCGTGCCGTAATGTCTATGGTTGGCTACCAGCATGCTATGGGTCCATGGGAATGGGAAGGCGAAAGGATTACCATCGCCTATGACGTTATTCCTCTAAAGATTATGACCCAAGAAGCATTCTTAGATGCAGACATGAAAGACGAGCCATTCTGGGAGCAGCACTACTTCCCACTTCCTAAAATCTATTGACAAATACTTCAAGATTGGGTATAATTTTAACATGAGAGAAGAAATGAATATTGGTCAGTGGGTTGACTACGGCATTGAAAAGGGATGGGTATCAGAACCTTTCTGCCACACTCACGACGGCGATCCGTATATGACAGAAGAAGAGTCACAAGAGTGGGAAGATGGTGGGGACCCATGCATGCACGTATTAAAAATATTGTAGTATATTCTTTAATGGCAAGCATTCTTGCTGGCTGTGTCTCTATCCCAGAAGCAACTTCTACTGCGAGTCAAGAAATAGCTATTGAAGATGAAATGTCGGAGCAAGAGTATTTAGAACTTTTGCAACGGGTTGCAGAAAATGACGCCTTAGAAAAGGAACTTCTGCAAAATGTTAGAGAGTCTGAGGAGCGATCAAGCTCGGAAAGTGCAGTTGCAGAAGAGACATCCACTCCCATAGCCAAAGATTCAGTATCTCAGGGCACGTCTGCGATCACACCTGAAGCATCAGAATTAAAGGAACAGCCTTCTGAGCCAGATAGGTCCATAGCGTTAAGGGCATACCAGGAAGTTGTCGGCAGCCTTAATAACTCCGCATATCCCGAAGAGAGTCAGGTCGTCACATCCGAGTCCATTGGCGATAGCTACAGGAATGAGCTTTACTCAGTTTTCGCCTTGTCAGTAGACGCCTGGGATGAGTATGTGGGTAATAATCCAAATCAAATTGGTGTCTTCTTTACTAATAGCTTAGAGGACCTTTCTTGGGCTGACGAAATGGTAAAGACCTATGGAGGTTATGGACCTGAAGGGGGCTGGGCAAATTATATTCTTAAAAGTAAGTACTGGTCTGGACCAGATTGCGGACCAGGTGATGCAACACCACGGGCGTTCTACTTATGTGTATCCTCTAATCCCTCAAGGAGTCAGTTGGCGGCACAAAGGGAAACAATAATCCACGAGTACTTTCACATAGTACACATGCAAGTTGCTAAGACTTGGCAGCTTCCGATGTGGATAACTGAAGGTTCCGCTACCTACTTTGGCACAACACTCGGAGTAGGTAAAACGATTGCTGACAGGGCCACAACAAGGGCCACAGACTGGCTGACTGTCAACTATGGGTTTGGCTGGAACAACGTCATTAAAAATATTTCAAAAGAAGAATTTGTGCAAATCTTCATCGAACTTGAGTCATTGTCGACAAACACGACGCGATCAAAAATTGAGAAATATAATGCTTATATAACTGGAGGCCTGGCAGTCGAATATTTGATCGGGGTGCATGGCTATCAGGAGTTTATGACTTTTCTTTCAGACATAGCCTCTGGTATTACATGGCAAGAATCTTTTTCTAGGCACTACGGAGGCAGAGAAGCTTTCTATGATACAATGTATACATATTTAAACGAAATTTATTAAATGATGTATGATCTCCCTTAGCTCAATGGCAGAGCAGAGAGCTGTTAACTCTAAGGTTCGTGGTTCGAGTCCACGAGGGAGAGCTCAGGTCTGTTAGCTCAGTTGGTTAGAGCACCACCCTGTCACGGTGGGGGTCGTGGGTTCAAGTCCCATACAGATCGCTGGTAGAAATACCTGCCCCGATAGCTCAGTGGTAGAGCAACGCACTTGTAATGCGTAGGTCGTCAGTTCAATCCTGACTTGGGGCTCTTATGGAAAAAGAAATGGTTAGTGATTCGCAGGGTGCACTTGCAGATAAGAACATCTGGTATACAACAAAAGATCCAGACTTTGTAGAGATAAGCCTAAGGTCTCTTGTACGCCCAAGTTGGCTAGACTATAGGCCAGTGTTGCAGGGTAGATATTCAAGTAGTGTCCTTAAACCACTAAGTAACTATGTAGAGAACATAGGTACTGAGCCTTCGATTGTCAGCATTATAGGGAATACAGTAAGGTTTAGGTTTTATCTTTATGCAGACATCTACCTTTTGGGTGAGAATGATAGTTTTTATAATGTAGATAGGACCTGGATGAGGCAATACTATCTTACAGACAAGCACCTCAATGATCCAGACAACCAATGTTTCGATGGAACGTTTAAGTTCTTTGTACCATGGTTTATAGAAGACAACCTAGAGGTTAGATATGAACAATGCAGCGATGTGGAGTCTCCAGTTTTAGTAGAGGCCACTAATGACTTCTGGCATAAACCAGTTATCAATTCGGAGTCTATATCCAGACCCATGTTCTTGTCACCGCACTTTGTTTCTTTTAAATTTAAGAAATACGGTAGTCACATGGAGGATGACATTTTTGGAATACCAAGAAGGGGGGCACCAATCTTTGACATGGTAGCTTCAGTTAGTGATATAATGTTAAAGAGAATAAAGGAGCAGTATGCCCACAATTAGGTTTTACCCATTTAGCGAAGTCTCTCAGGAATTCGCACCTTTGCCACAGCCTGGCATTAAGTTTATACCAGACTGGTACAAGGCTCAGCCAGGCAACAAGGGCGATAGCGAAATGATCCCAGCAATAGGAGTAGCAGCTTCCACAGTAAAGAGATGTATGCCTATCTTCGATGCTATTACTGCTGGCTACATCATTGTTGCACCTTGCGATATACACTTAGACGCAACAAATCCAGAAAAGCTTGAGTGGTCCATCCCTGCCCAGTTGCAATCTTTAAAGGCGGACATGTTTGCCTTTCACTCTCCAGAACAATATGAGAATTATCCAGTAGATCCAGATCAGTATCATAAACAAATTTTTAGAATTCTGCCAACATGGGCAGTAGGAACTGATGAGGGGTACAGTACCCTGTATACTAATCCATACCATTCAGATGCCTCACCACTATGGGCCTTTACGGCAATCGTAGATACTGATAAGTTTGTCACAGACGGTCATCTTTCCTTTTTGGTAAAGAAGGGATTTAAGGGAACAATTAAGCAAGGAACTCCGATTGCACAGCTAATACCGTTTAAGAGAGAGGCCTGGACATCAGAAGCAATTGATCCAGACGAGGCAAGGTCGTTCTTTGATAAGCAAAGGTTTAATCTTAGAAGTACTTTTATTAATGGATACAAAAATAAGTTTAGGTCAAAGAAAGAATACAAATGAGTGATGAAGAAGATTTTTTAAAAATCACCTTTGTTCCAAGCACTCCAGACCATAGGCAAATCGGCCTTCTGCCACCAGAGCCATCTACTTGGCATGTTCCAGAATGGTACAAAAGCCTTGCAAAACATAATAGGTCTAATAGTGAAAAAACCTTATACCCTGTAAACTTTATTGGATCAGACGGTGCTACTGTTGCAACAAAGCAGTGTCCGCCATTTTTGGACGCCATGACTGCTGGCTATCAGTACGTTCTAAGCGGTGATCTTCATGTCGATATTGACGATGACGGCAAGCCAATCTTGTGGTGGGATAGCGATATGATGCTTGTAGATCACAGGCCAACCATCGAGCTGCCAGTGCCAGAGGGTCATCACCCAATACACTATGGATTTAAGATGGCATGGTACTACGAAACGCCCCCAGGGCATTCTGTATTAATAACGCACCCAATGAATAGGTACGACCTACCATTTACTGTTCAGTCTGGCATAGTTGAATCCGACATTTGGGGCTTGCCAGTATTCGTAGCTTTCTTTCTAAAGAGGGGGTTCCGTGGAATCATACCAAAGGGCACCCCACTATTTCAGATTATTCCATTTAAAAGAGACAACTGGCAAATGCAGATTTTAGATTCTCACGAAGAAATTGAGAAGCATACCTTTGCAGCCGAAAAAAGAAGAACAAGGGCTCACGGATACTATAAGTGGTTTGCTTGGAGAAAGAAAATATTTAGGGGCTTGGGCAAGTCATGACAGATATTAGCATAGTAATTTACTCATACAAGGGGAAAAATCTAGCTGACGTGCTGGAAAGCCTACTTGAATCTGCATCTAGCGAGATCCACATTACCGTCTATGACCAGCATCCTATGGATAGAAAAGAAAAGCTTTCTAAGCTTCACAATATTCAGTACAGGCATATTTTTTGGGATGAAATCTTAAGCCCAACATCTTACAAGGCAGGTGGACTAAATGATGAAAACATTGTAGCACCATATTCCATGCTTATTTCTGATGACATACAGCTTGCTGATGGCTGGGATAAAACTTTAATTAGGTATATATCAGAAAATAATAAGATAGTGTCTGGCTTTAGTAGTGGCAAGCTCATGGTTCACGATAAGTATTTCCTTCGTCAGGAGGTCATAGCCTCGGATGGATTTGCGACCACTAACTATATAAACACCAACTTTATATTCGCCAGGACTGAAACCCTTCGAAACCTGAAGTATCCAGATGATGTAAAGTATTTTGGCGAGGCAGAGAAGTTATCAATGGATGCATTTATAAAAAATGTTGATGTCGTCTGTGCACCATCCAACATTCTGAAGAAAGATTTTGGTGACAGGACAATGGAAAATCTTTACGTGCCATTCTCGACAGAGCACAACTATAATAGTTGCATAGACATGATGCTGTCAGAAGAGTATTCTGGCTGGGTAGAGTTTCACGGCTTATCTGATAGATTGCCCAAAAAGCTACCATACCAAATAGATGATGTTTTATACAACCCCTATGACCTTAAATTTAACGATGTGGAACAAGATAGGTTTATAGGTCTAGTAAAAGCTATCTATTAATGGTATAATATTATTACAGGAGGCAGAGCATTGAGCCATAGAATACACGTAATAGAAAACTTTATTACTCCAGAAGATGCCGCAATAATGATGCAAGAGCAGGACAGGCCATCAGAGGTGAACCCCTACCCACCATACTACGCCGATAGGTTTGGCGGCACAGCCTTTCCATACAATAAAAGAATTTTAGACCTTCAGATAAAGTATGGAGAAATGTCTAATGAGGTTCACAAAGAGGTAAACGGTTTTCTTAACCCTATATATGTATTCAAGTCATTTGGCTCCGTATGGAATCCAGGGAGCATGGGAGGCCTGCATGAAGACGCACAGGATCCAGAACCCTTTATTGAATGGAGTACGATCATATATCTAAATGATGAGTACGAGGGGGGAACAATATATTTCCCCAATCAAGGTGTGGAAATTTCTCCCAATAAGTACTCTGCAGTTTTTTTCCCAAGTGCTGGATCCGAGTACATCCATGGAGTATCGAAGGTAACCTCTGGCACTAGAAGGACATGCCTATATATGCATACGAGTAAGCCAGGCCATGCAGACCCAGACTTCATTGGCGGCAGAGTTTTGACAAATGCAAATGACTGGGAGGCACACAGACATCCACACGCTATTGAGCAGGCAGAGAGCGGCGAACCTGGTTATGGGAATTGATGCAGACGAAATACTCCTTGATCCACCACTAGAAGTTACTGAGTTCTATAGTCAATTTGGTTTTTCATATGAAGAGTGGTACCCTTATAAAGAAGAGTTGACTGCGTATATTGCTAAAAAGTTCTCATTGGCCCATCAGCATAAGTCAGGGGTGAATGATCTAATGCTACTTCAACCAGCAACAGTTTCTCCGTTTAATGTATACTTTACTAATAAAAATTTAGAGTCAGTGGGGAGATCTTATGACTCAGAGTTCTCTATTAATTCTTCTGGTCTCAGGTCAGACGAATTCTCTAGTAGTCACAATGGAATGCATATGTTGTTTGCTGGCTGCTCCGTAACTTTTGGTGATGGAATGATAGAAGAGCACACTTGGCCCAAAAAGGTTTATGATAGAATAGCCTCAGAACAAAGCGTATCTGGCTACTACAATATAGCTATTCCAGGTGCAAACCACTTAAACATTTATCACCAGATATTTAAATATATTGAGCTATACGGTGCTCCAGACGTTTTATTTATTAACTTTCCAGACCTTCTAAGGACCCTCGATGCTGGCATAGAACTTAGTGTATTAGATCGTGTTGTCGCACCAATGCACCTCGCCCTAGAACTTCTCTGCGAGGAAAAAAATATAAAGCTTATAATGTTTTCCTGGGATAAGCATGTGTTTCTAGAGGGCAGTCCTAGCAGGGACGCTGACCCACATGATCTGATACAAGGCCATGTCAACGACCCAAGGCTAATCTGGCATAAAGGATTCTACAGATTTGCTGAAAATGATAGGCTACGGCATAAGATGCAGTTTGCCCAGGCAAATAAGGGGCATGAGCTAGAAGAATATTTCTTTAATGCATTTGATGTAGTGCACCCAGGCATTGCGGAGCAAGACTTTTATGCTAACTTTGCATATGAAAAGTGGAAAGATTCAGAGTAGTTCTAATGCTTCTTATACGGGACATGTTAAAAATTCCAGCACAAGAAGAGTACCACATGTACTCTTTTGACAAGTCTGCGATGGGCACCTACTGGAAACTACAAGATAAGATAAACAAAGAGATACTCTCTGAGATATTTTATAGCCCAGACCCCTGGCCAGAAGGTCTTAGGCCGATAATTCCACCACAAGACATGAGATCATTTTTTGTTGAAAGGGAGATGCTAAGATCGCAGGGTATGGAGCTTAGTGATATATATTCTTTAAATAGTTTGAACTATCGTTCAGACGAGTTTACTAAAGATCACGATGGTATGCATGTCCTATTTGTTGGCTGCAGTATAACCTTTGGACAAGGTCTGCCACTAGATGTTACGTGGCCTAAGATAGTATATGACCACCTAAGCAATGGCTCGAAGCTGAGCGGATTTTTTAATTTAGGCCACCCAGGAATAACGAGGCTTCAAATATTGTCTCAGATATATGAATATATAAACAGTTATGGAATACCAGACCTAATAGTAGCAAATCTTCCAGACACTTTTAGACAGTTTGCAAAAGATTCTATTAGTGAAAAAGTAATCTTAGATGTTAAAGATGCATTTTCTGCATCGGCAAATATCCTTGCAGACTTTCTGGATTTAGTAGGATCACGCATAGTCTATACTTCTTGGAGCAATGAAAACTTTTATGCACCAGTAGATAGTCAGACTGACAAAGAGGTTTACTTCTGGCCACTAGGTAATCCAGAATCTGAAATAAAAAACTTTAAAGAAATGCCCCATGATGACATGCAGGAATACGTAGACAATTTTAGGATAGAAGATCAGTATAAGGATATTGGAATTCTAAAGTATAGGGCCTTAGATTTAGCACACCCTGGTATAGCAGAACAATCATTTTATGCATCAGAGTTGATAAAATATATTGATGATTATGGGGTATAATTATATTATGAAAAAAATTATAGAAGCCATAAAATTCTTTATCTGGAAAAGAAAAAATCGAGACAAGCTAAAGCCCAGAAAGTATATATACTAATGATCATCTTGGGGGTAAACGAGACTACCCACGACGCTTCAGTAACCCTGATAAAAGATAACATAATCTTATTTGCAGGGCATGCGGAGAGGTACAGTAAAGAAAAGAACGACTGGTTTGTCAATGACTCTTTAATTGATGATGCACTTAAGTACGGCCAGCCTGACCTCATAGCATACTACGAGCACCCAATGCTAAAGAAAACCAGGATTGCAATCAGCGGTGGTCTTGGTGGGGGAAAACCAAAGTTTAAAGACCACCCAGCCCTACAGAGTGTTCCAGTAAAATACTTTAGCCACCACTATTCACATGCTGCTGCTGGATACTATACAAGCAGGTTTAATGACGCAGTAATCGTAGTTCTTGATGCTATAGGAGAGTGGAACACCTCCAGCATCTGGGTAGGAGAAGGTGATAAGATCAAGAGTGTCTATAAGAAAAACTATCCCTTTAGCTTTGGACTATTTTACTCAGCTTTTACCCAGCTACTTGGCCTAAAGCCTAACGAAGAGGAATACATTATGATGGGCATGGCATCATATGGAAAGCCAAAAAGGTTTTATAAGAAAGTATCTGAATACTTCAGCACAATCAATGGTCAAAAATATAATTTTCACAAGGGCATTGTAGACTGGGACATTGGGGTGACGGACGTTAACAAGTACGATATAGCAGCAGCTGTTCAAAAGGTATACGAGGATAGACTATATGAGTTTATGGAGTTTGCCAAGAAAAAGACTGGCAAGCATAACCTAGTTTTCATGGGCGGATGTGCTCTTAATGCTACGGCTAACACTTCTCTCTGGAGTCAGTTCGCAGACGTATGGATTATGCCAAACCCAGGAGATGCTGGTAGCTCACTTGGAGCAGCAGCAGCCGCTTATGGCAAACACCTTAACTGGAGAAATCCCTACTTGGGTTACAATCTAGGAGAGTCTAGGTATCCAGCAGAGTCAGCCCTTAATGCAATTCTAAGCGATGGTGTTGCACCAGTTGTATACGGCAGGGCAGAGTATGGCCCAAGAGCTTTAGGAAATAGGAGCATCCTAGCTGATCCAAGAGATCCAGAGATAAAGGACAAGGTTAATAGAATTAAGAAGAGGGAGCTATTCCGACCCTTTGCACCAGTAGTTTTAGAAGAGCACGCATCTGAATGGTTTGACCTACCAGCCACTTCGCCATATATGCAGTATACGGTTAGGTGTAAGCAGCCAAACCTGATACCAAGCGTGGTTCATGTTGATGGAACATCTAGGGTACAGACAGTAAATAGGCACCAGCACCCAGGATTACACAGGCTACTAACCTTATTCTATAAAGAGACTGGGGTCCCAGTCCTACTAAATACTAGCCTTAACATAAAAGGTCAGCCCCTTTTAAATGACGAACATGATATAATTGAATGGGAAAAGACCTACGGGCAGAAAGTGATAAGATGAGTTTAGAGTTTGAAGTGTTAGACCTAGGGCTAGTGTACTATAAGAATATCATACCAAGAACAGAGTATATTGTAGATCTTGTAAAGAAACTATCAGATAGGTACGATAGCGGAGAGCATGGCGATAATTGGACAGCAGTACGCCCATGGGAGGCCTGGTGGGATCCGCACATGCCAAAGCCATTTAACCACAAGTTCTATATATTCCGCCATAATGAGATTCAAAATGATGACTTCTATAGGGATGACCTAATTCAAATTGCAGATTCTCTATATGGCTCACTGGATGAGGCATTTAAGCACTATTCCGAGTCGCTATATCCTTGGGCCAAAGCGGCTGTAAAGTCAGAAGAGCCACTTGATGGTATTCTTAGGTATGAGGACGATGGGGGTCACCTCCCAGCACACCAGGATCTGGGGGTAAGCAGCAGGCTAATTTCTACTGTCAGCTATCTAAATGATAACTACGATGGTGGAGAGATTGAGTTTAGGCAGTCTGGTGTAAAGATTAAGCCAGAGGCTGGAAGTATTGTATTTTTCCCATCAAACTATCTTTATGTCCACGAGATTATGCCAATCACTAGTGGAACAAGGTACTCTATGCCTCATTGGTATCACCATCTAGAAAAACCTAGAATGTCAGATGGCACAGAATAACGTTATAACATACAAACAATAAGGAGACAGCATGTCAAAGTATCAACAGCCCATTGACGGGGCATACGGAAAAACTTGGAAGATTACTTCTAAGATGGGTTGGAGAATTCACCCAGTCAAGAAGACACGAAAGCACCACAACGGAACAGACATCTGTGGACTAGGCAGAGCCCCATGGTATGTCGAAGCCTTCGCTGGGGGTACAGTTCTAAAGGCTAGGGTTTCTGATGCAGCTGGTGGTGGATTTGGGCACTATGTTGTAATCCGCCATATGATTGACGGAGAGTACTACACATCTCTATACGCACATCTAGAGCCAGGGTCCATCCAGGTAAAGCCAGGACAAAAGGTTAAGCCTGGAACTGTCCTAGGAAAAATGGGGACATCTGGGATGTCAACTGGTATTCATCTTCACTGGGAAATTTGGAAGGGCAAGACTCACGGGTGGTCCGCAGACGGTAAGGGCTTTGTTGAGCCAATCAGCTTTGTAAAGGCACTGACCGCTGCAGAAAAAGCCAAGGCTTACGCAAACGTAGCAACAGATGAGAAGGAGCCAACGGCTCCTGCACCAGTGCATGAGCCAGCCAAGAAGAAAAAGATTAATCCTTATGGTGTTGCACGCAAGATGCCAGTAGGTGCTCCAAAAAAGCCAGCTGCAAAGAAGGTTGACAAGCCAGCACCTAAGGTGTATACTGTTAAGAGCGGAGATACCCTTGGTAAGATTGCTAGGGCAAATAAAACCACAATCTCTGCACTATCAAAGCTTAATGGCATTAAGAATCCTAACCTGATTAGAGTTGGCCAAAAGATTAAGCTTTCTTAAAGAGAGGTATTCATTTGGAGTCTAAGCGTAAAAGTCTGGTAAAGACTGCAAGCTGGGAGACTTTTCATCTTGTCGGTGTAGCTGGTGTAATATACCTGTTTACTGGTGAGTGGGAGTATGCCAGCCTAGGTGCATTGATCTATATAGCGTGGGAGGCAATAGGATATTTTCTACACGAACGCCTCTGGGCCAAATGGGGTAGGGGGCTAAAATAAATGCCGCTTTATGAGTATGAGTGCCTAAAGTGCGGAGTCTCTTCTCCGATTTTTCGTGGCATTAATGAGGAAGATCCTGGGTACCAATGTAAAGATTGCAGCGAGCCCTTGTCTAGAAAATTTGCAGTGGGGGGTGTTCAGTTTAATGGTGGAGGATTCTACAGTACCGACAACAAGCGATAGCCCCATTCTTTCACAGCAAGATAGGTGCGATCTATGCGGTGCTCAGGCATACGTCCTGGTGCGAGGGATGAGTGGAGAGCTAATGTTCTGCTCCCATGATTATAACGATATAGTGATGTCAGATTCGGGCAAACAAAAGATAGAGGCATTCTCCTTTGAGACGATAGACGAGAGAGATAAACTAATAGAGAACCGCCTGATAGGAGACAACGTATAATGTATGAGTATTACGTAAAAGAAGTTACAAAAATTGTAGATGGCGATACTATTGACGTAATCATGGACTTAGGGTTTGACATTCACTTCAAGTCTAGGGTTAGGTTGGCTGGTATTGACACACCAGAGTCAAGGACCAGGGATCTTAATGAGAAGAGGCTTGGCCTAGAAGCTAAGCACTATCTAGAAACAAAGATTAAAGAAGCAGAGACTGTGACTATTCGTACAGAGAAGAGTAATAGTGCTGGTAAATATGGTCGTGTTCTTGGCTGGATCCATCTAGACCACAATGATAAGTCTGTGAATATGGAGATGGTGGAGAAGGGCTATGCTTGGGGATATCTAGGTGACACGAAAGTTAAAAACTTTGACGAACTACTAGCCAAGAGAAAGTCTAATGGCTAGCTCTGCAGATGACTACATAGAAAAGCTAATCCTTGCTGGTGCCATCGAAGTAGCTGGAATAGACTCTGAAACGGGAGAGTTTATGTACTCGTTTACAGAAAAAATCAAGGAGATAGACGAAGAGCTTAAGCAAAGAATGGATGATCTATTTCTTGACGAGGTTAATCAACTTTGGGAGAGGGGCTTCTTGGATATGAATGTGACAGAATCTAACCCAGTCGTTAGGCTATCTAGCAGGGCCCTGTCTCAGAATGATAGAGATTGCTTGCCTCAAAACTTAAAAGAAACTTTAGAATACATTATACGACTATTAAAACTATAAAGTATAATAATATGGGAGGCTATTAATGGAGTACGTTATTGGAGCACTTACAGCATTGTCTGCTGTGCTAATCACGTATAACTTTTTTAAGTTTAACATAGATAGTATAAAGAGAATTGATGTTCAGTATACGCAAAGCTATAACTTTGATGTACTAAAACCCTGGGGAGTCATGCCAGCCAAGATACAAAAGAAGCCAGTAGGCCAGTCCTTTGACTACCTAGAGAAGCATTCTACTAAGGTTGTTCTAACCGAAGACACGGCATATTGGATAAAGAACGATGCTCTTCTAGCAGCAGAGATCGTTAACGGAAAAATAATTGAAGAAACTACAAAAACAGTTGACACAATGTCCATGAGTAATGTAGAATTAGATACTATAGCATTTATTGTTGAGACACTAACGAAAGGCCAAGACAATGAAAATCCTTATTCAGGGAACTAAGGCTTTTAGCCACTACGAAATATTTATTAATGCACTTGGCAGGTCTATAAGATCTATGGATAGCGAAGACCATGAGCTAACCTTGTTTTCTCTAGGTCCAGCTAATATTAACTCGATGGCCTACGAGTTCACCAATATTTCAGAGAACACTCTGAAGGCTAATGGAATTAAGGGCAAGGTCGTAAAGGTGACCAGGTCCTGGGTACGAGACAATCTCGACGAGTTAGATGAATTCATCTACCTATGTAACCCAAAAGAAGCACTATCTGACATGGCAACCCTAGTAGATAAAAAGGGTAGACCAGACCTGAACGTGTTTCGATACTAGACGGAGAGAAAGAAATGAACATCACTTCACTAGAGCAAATGGAAAAAATTGTTTCAAGAAATAAGATGCTATCATGGCGTGGTTGGGACGTAGTCTTTTCAAAGGCATATCCTGGTGCATGGTCTAACAAGAATGGTGCATTTGTAAAGGGCGTATGGTACTCTCAAGACATCTTTGAGGTTGGGTCAAACGGCTGGGAGATTCCGAATAAGCTTGTGAGGTAGCTCATGAGTAAGGAAGCGTGGAAGCAGGATGCGTCTTGCCTAAACTACGATGTAAACATATTCTTTGAAACCTATGAGGAAAATGAGCAGCTCCGTCCTGCAGTAGAGCAGCTTTGTGGTGGATGTCCAGTTGCAAGAGAATGTTTTGCAGTTGGAGTTTCTCAAAAGGAATACGGTGTCTGGGGTGGTGTCTATCTGGAGCATGGAAAAGTTTCCAGGGAATTTGGTCGGCACAAGACCAAGAAGCAATGGGCAGAAACATGGAAGAGGCTTACACAAAATGTACACTGATCCAATGAGAAGGGCAGTTCAATCACTGTCTAGCTATGCACCAAAAGGCTTCTACCTAGATATCATTGACGAGGACCACTTCCTTGTAGTGAGAGCAAGCGAGAGGGTATTCATGTCTTTGCCAAATGTGGAGACAAAGAGAATGGCCGTAGACTACATGATTAGGATCAAGAAAGCACTGGAAGACAATGGTGCTATCGTAATGTTAACTAGAGAAGGAGGTAAGGAAGATGTCTGAAACTAAACTAACAGAAGAGCAACACAAACTTGTTAATTATATTCTCGCACAGGGTGTGCTAGGAGAAAGAGATAGGATCTTGAGCTTGATTAATGCTGAAGAATCTGATACAATTTCTAAGGAGAATATCATTAAGCTAATTAGTGAGGAGTAGCATGGAGCTAGGACTGTTTATAGCTACAATAGTATCTATTGTTTCTGGTGCTGCTATATCTATTAATAGGCATCTTAAGTATCGCAAAGCAATAGAGCGTGTAACACAGCTTGAGATAGATAAGCTTACAGTATCAAATGCCTTGTTGGATGCTCATCAGGAGCTTGAGAACTTCAGACTTGGAGAGACAGAGGAGTTTGTTAAATTCTTGTCTACATCTAGACAGTGGGCATTTGACTTCATAGATGAAATCCAGGTAACACTTAAAGATCTTTTCGAAATGCTTAATAAGCCAGGGCAGGATACCCAAGAACTTTTAACCAAGTTTAGAGAGCTTAAAAGATTTCTTCCGAAAGATAATTAGTATGATACACTGTATATCTAATTTGGAGGAACACAATGTTAGCACTAAAAGATGCTATACAAAAACGCAAGTATCTGTATGATGTTTGTGAGGAGTCTACTTGCTTTAATAGACAAGAAGAAACCTATACTACAACTGAAAATAGAAGCATACAATTATGCAATACACACTATCACCAAATAGCTGATGAAGTTCTTTGGTAAAAGGAGAGAAACATGAATAAGGCTATGATTGATTCATATCTACGTAACCTGCTGGGTGTAGTCCTAGCACTAGTAACCACTGCAATGGCATCTGCTGGCGTCTCATCGCCACTAGATCTAGGCACTGGAGAATGGCTAGGAGTTCTTAATGGTGTTTGGGCAGCTGCAGTACCAACTGTCATTCGCTACCTAAATACTAAGGACCCAGCTTTTGGTCGTATCGCTGACTCAGTGGCTGGAGAAATTGCAGCTAAGATTGATGAGGCAGCAACAAAGGCCAAGTCGTCTGCACCAAAGGCTCCAGCTAAGAAGCCTGCAGCCAAGAAGCCATCTGCTGGTGGCGGAGGAACTGCAAAGAAAGTTCAGTAGACAATATAAAGGATAGCCCTTGGATATTTCCAGGGGCTATTTTTTATGCTATAATATATTTGCTTGCCCATTCGGGGAGCAACAGTCGCTTTATAAGGAGGACAAAAATGATGGCATCGCTATACATGAAGGATCCATTTGCAACATTCAGTCAGGACATTGACAGAATGTTTAATGCACCACTACAGAAAACCAACTACCCACCCTACAATGTTCGTAAACTAGATAACGAACGATTCGTTATGGAATTTGCGGTAGCTGGATTTAAAAAGGAAGACATTGACATCTCTGTCGAGAAGTCTATCCTAACCGTAAAGGGCGAACTAGCCGAGTCTGATGATAGTGATTACCTGTATAAGGGAATTGCTGGACGAAAGTTTGTTCGCTCGTTCTCACTGCCAGAATACTTTGAGGTGGGGAGAGCAGGTATGTCAGACGGCATTCTTTACATTGACTTGTACAAGGATGTTCCAGAAGAGAAGAAGCCAAAAACTATCGCTATCGATTAGTTAGTGGTATAATTAAAAGGTCCCCACACAGGGCAAGGGTTTGCTAACCTTAGGATGATTAGTTACCATTTTCTGGGCCAATCCAGGGTCGCTGTGTGGGGGCTTTAACTAAGTAAGGTACTGCATTGCTATATAATAATTCTAAAGATTCTATAAACAATCCTCTATACGACTTTCTTACTTTCCGTAAAGAAGACTACATAATTCATGCCCATGCAGGAATTAATGGTCTAGAGCTTATAGTTGATCAAAGCAGTACAGATCCTTTAGATGCTGCATCGGACTTAAGGTCCGAAACAGAAAAGCTTGTTGTTGTAATTATGCCATCTATTGCACATACCATATTAGACGGTATAGCCCTTATGGCAGAGTGGTTTGACGCATACCCAGAAGCAGAGATTATCATTTTAGAAGATCTATATATTCATAACCCCAAAGACCCTAGGTCGGTTAAGTATGACACAGACGTTCTTGATGTATGCATAGCTATACTCCAGGAACGTGGTGCAAAAATTACAAGGATAACTGGGAAAATATTGATAAATAACTTTTATGAAGTTTCATCACCAGGATTTTCCATACCTAAGACCGTACATACCTACAGGGCTCTAGGCTCATTGGCAGATGGTCTTGCTACCTCCGAGAAGCCATATAGAAAAGTATACATCTCTAGATCTAAAATTAACGGCAGGGGCTTTTCAGATGAACACTATACAAATAATTCTATGCTTACAGACGACTGCCGAGTGTATAATGAAGAGCACCTTGAGCAGCTTTTTGTAGAGATGGGATTCGAGATTGTTTACTTTGAAGAGATGGGAAGCTTTGTTGAGCAGATGTCCATAATGAAAGAATCTAAAATTGTTGCTGGTGTAAGTGGTGCTGGATTAACCAGCTCAGTATTCATGAGACCAGGAACCACGGTAGTTGAGATTTCTACACTAATTCTTGCTCCAGACTCAGCACGCCGACTTCGCCCTAGCTGGCACCACCACCTATCGGATCTAGCCTTTTCAGTCAACCTAAATAAGGTTTCAGTACCAGTTGTTGAATACAGAGATGGAATTGATGTGGCAAGTAGAATTAGATCTACCCCAATGTTTGACTATCTAAAGAATTATTAAGCAAAGTCAATATTTAGAATACACCTGAACTCATTATTTACTGGGGATGATGATGCATGGTATACGTTGCCATTAAAAACTACTCCTCTGCCTGCTACAGGGTTAACCCTAACATCTTCGCTAAATGATTCTGGCACCTGTTCGGACAGCGTTTCATTAAAAAATACAGTGTCTCCGTCAGAGTTATTTATATAATACAGGAATACTTTATGTTCAGAGTCAAAGTCAACGTGGGGGGTGTGATACCCAGAAGAAGAAAAAGATCTGGGCAACCAGTTTAGCTTAACTCTGATAATTTTATTAACCTCTATCCTATGCTTCAGTGTGAAGGCCCTAAAGACCTGCATAAAATATTCATAGGCCTGAGTACCCTCTCTAAGTCCTGCTGCAAACTGATAGCTCTGGGTAACATTTTGGTCATCAACTGCATATGGCCCATTTGGGGTATCTGTTCGATATGCAAGGGTCCATGGAATGTCTAAACCATTTATAATTACCCTATCAGATATGTCCCTGACGGCGGCATCTGGCAAAAAGTTATCGTCTATTAGCACGTTGCTCTCTTTCATATGTTCTTTTCTTATGGCAGTTGGAGCAAACAACGTCACACTTACTTACTTCCTGCCAAGCAGCTTCCCGACCATATTTTTTCAAAACACGATAGACTATGTCCACCTTCTTTTTCTCTGGGCGGTGATCAAATTCAAGGATATAGTGGGGGTATCTGACCTCACAGTCATGGCAACCCTTACTCTCCTTATAAGCTTGAAACTCTGCAAATATTGACATGTACAAATATTATACACCATTATCCTGGTATAATTGTTTTCATAATGAATAAACTTAATTTAGATTATGGAAGCTTTATATCCAGAAGCTTTAACTCTGTTACTGTATCTGGAGATGAAGTTATAAAGTCTTCCAGAAATTTAGAAAAGATTATTAATGAGCACGCATACTTTTATAGTATATCTGACGATTTAAAGCATTTCATGGTTCAGCCCTATCAGTTGTCTATCTCAGAAGGTAGGGCAAGCTATAGGATGAAGTTCTGGAGATCTCCAGACGCAGGAGGTCTTTATTCATCTAAAAGCCTGGAGATGTCTGACTTTGTAAAGATTGTGGACTCTGTAGATTCATTTAAGAAAGCAGCTAAGAGAAATACAAGGACGACAGCTAATTCCTGGAACAGTATGCTTCAGTCAACAACAATAAAAGCAAGGTCAAGGGTGACTGACTTTGTTAGCGATCGTGCCATCCCACTTTGTGACAGGCTTGAAGAGCACATTCTTAATATCACACCCTATAGTATAGACAGCATAGAGTCACACGGTGACCTTTGCCTGTCAAATATAATTCTTTGTGAAGACGGTATGGTTAGATTTATAGATCCAAGGGGCAGTGACAGCATCTGGATGGATGAGTATTATGACATGGCTAAGCTGAGCCAGTGCATCTTGGGTGGATATGACTTTATAGTTAATGATGTCCCAGAGAATCATAGCAGAGATATACAGGAATATTTCTTGCAATACATAAAGTCTGTTGGACTTTCATACGAGATGCTACGTATATATGAGGCATCTTTGTTTATATCGATGTGCCCACTACACTCGGATAGACCAGACCATGTAGAAAAGTTTTTAGATGCTGCTGAAAAGATTTTGATGGAGCTGGGGGCATAGTGAATATTCTACTGCTTATGGCAGGAGCAGGAAGCAGGTTCGCTGGCAGTAGATACAGCCTACCAAAACCACTGATAGAAATTAATGGCAAGCCAATGTACGAGCATGCCATAGAATCACTTGGGCTAGATGGAATGGTAATAGCAGTCTCACGCTTCCAGCTGGAAAGAAATAACTACTTCGTAATAAATGTTGACAGAGTTTTAGATGGCCCAGCTGTTAGTGCACTATTAGCTAGAGATTATATAAACAATGATGAAGAGCTTGTAATAATGAATTCTGATCAGATGATAGAGTGGAACCCCTCAGACCTGAGCCTAGCTCAAGCACACGACGGTGGACTTATGCTATTCAAGGCAGGCGGTAATAGGTGGTCCTTTGCAAGAGTGATAGGTAACAGGGTGGTTGAAGTGGCAGAGAAAGATCCTATTAGTGAGGATGCTTTGGTGGGAATACACTACTGGAAGCGTGGAAAAGATTTTGTTAAATATGCTGAACAAATGATTTCTAGGAATGACAGGGTAAACGGAGAGTTTTATATTGCACCAGTTTACAACTATGCTATTAGTGATGGCTTAAGCATTGTTCCTATCTACGTTAGCAAGATGCACGACCTAGGTACGCCACAAGCCCTTGACAGGTATCTAGCAGATAGGATATAATTTAAGCATGAAGAATATTCTAATTATTTCTGCACACCCAGATGACTTAGAGATGTCATGTGGTGGATCTGTTGCCAAATGGGTGTCAGAGGGGCACAATGTTGTAAACTTAATTCTTGTTTCCGATGTTAAGCAGATAGACTCCCTTGGCTTTGCTAGGGAGCACCTGGGCTACGAAGCAATCCTCTGGCCAGGAGATAGGGGTAGCCTCTCCGTAAACTCTGATATGATTGCAGACATCGAGGCACACTTCGTAGACGTAGACTTTGATAGAATAGTTACTCATTGGAGAGAGGATTGGCATCAGGATCATCAGGTTTGTCACAACCTAGGAAGAGTGTTGGCCCGTAAGCAGCCCACTGAGCTTTGGTATATGTCTTCTCACCCATATCATCTTAAGTACAGGGAATTTAGCCCAGACATATATGTTGACGTAAGCGAGCACGCTCACCTAAAGTATAAGGCTATTACTGAGTACGACAACTTGCCAGGTTACTGGGAGACTGGCGTTAGGTCACACGATAGCTGGCGTGGAACATTTATTCATGCTAAAAAGGCAGAGGTATTCATGGCAGGCAATCTTCTAGGATGAAGGTCCTTGGCGTAAACATGTCGCATGACGGTAGCGTATGCGTTATCGAGGATGGTTCAGTAATCTTTTACCAAGAAGAGGAAAGGATTACACACGAGAAGCATACTACTGGTTTCATAAATAGCTTTGCCAAGGCCATGAGACTCCATGACCCACGGCATATTGTTTTTGTTGGTGCCTTCCCATATGAGCTAAATGCCAGAGACCTGCTTTCATACCTACTTGTATCAATTGGTAAGACTAAGCATCTTAGTAACAATGAGAAGTACCAGGCATACTGGCTCAGAGACCATCACTTGGCACATGCAAACGTTGCATTTTATAACTCAGGCTTTGGGGATGCTGGGATCTTGGTGGCAGATGGAGCAGGCCAAGCATTCTATGACGGAGAGAATCTTTACAGGGAATCCGAAACTATCTACCATGCCTCTAAAGATATTGAGACTCTTCATAAAAACTTGATTACTCAGCATTCATCCTGGAGATACGGGGAGCTTGCGATTGAGCTAAGCAGCATGCCACACTTCACCAAATGCTCTGAGAGGCTGCCACTAAATTACCCCTATACAATATACCCCTCCAATTTGAGTTTAGGTAAAATGTTCAGTGCAGCAGGCATTAAAATATTTAATTCTTATCATAATGCAGGAAAAGTTATGGGCCTATCTGCCTATGGCGTTGATAATCCATCAGATCCCAGGGCATTTGTTGATGGAGTTGCCAACCCAGAAATTTTGAATAGCGATATCTCGGATGAGAATTTGGCATATAGGGTACAGAATGATTCTTTGGATGTATCTATTAGCCTTATTAAGAAAACTATAGAGATGTCTGGCAGCAAAAATATTTGCCTTAGCGGTGGGTACTTTCTTAACTGTGTCAATAACTACAAGTATCTTAAAGAGTTTCCAGACATTAACTTCTATGTAGAGCCAAACTCCAGTGACTCTGGTACCGCTATCGGGGCAGCCCAGTGGCTTTATAAGAAGCTAACCAACAAGCCATCTATGCCAATCAATAGGATGTATCTTGGATCACAGGCTAACCACGAGGTCTTCTCAGACACCCAGTCCATTGACGTGACGTCAGACCATGTAGCTAAGCTGCTATCTGAGAGAAATGTAGTGGCTATCTACCAGGGAAGGGCTGAGTCAGGGCCTAGGGCCCTAGGTAATAGGTCAATTCTTTATGACCCAAGAGATCCAGATGGAAGAGATGTTGTTAATACTATCAAGAAAAGAGAATACTTCAGACCATTTGCTGGCTCAGTTCTAGAGGAGCGTGCCCCCGACTGGTTTGACATGCAAACACTCTCTAGCAGCCCAGAGATGATGTTCGCCGTCGAGACTTTGCCAGACAAGAGGGATGTCGTCCCTGCCCTACAGCACAACGATGGAACATCAAGGATTCAGACGGTATCAGCCGATCAGAACAGTAACTACTATGAGTTAATCGAATCATTCTATAATATCACTGGAATCCCAATGCTATTGAATACATCATTTAATCTGGCTGGAGACACCCTGGTAGAAAATATGGATGATGCAATCAGAACTTGCAAGGAGTCTGGTATTAAGTATCTATACTGCCCAGAGATCTCTAAGCTTATATTGTTATGATATAATTAATCTATGAATGATAAAAAAGATTCTATTATAAAGGATAAGGTAATGCTAGTGCTTGCTACTGGTGTAATGCTTGCAATTTTAGTTGCAATTGTTGGTGACTATGTGGTTGCGGCCATTGAGACAACCCAAACTGGAGAGCCAGTAGACGTATCTGCTGAAGTTATGACTCTTGTTCAAACAGCACTTGGTGGTGTTATCGGTATTATTGGTGGTTATTTTGGTGCTAAAGGCATCTTAAAGAAAGATGGCGAATAGGATGAGCACAGAAGATAGTCTAGACAAGCAGGCACCCTGTTGGGATGGGTACGTTCAGCGTGGGATGAAGCCTGGAAAAGGTGGCAAACCAGTTCCAAATTGCGTTCCATCTAAGAAAGCTGACTCGATGGACAAGGCTGACACTCCAGAGGGATACCACAGAATGCCAGATGGCACACTAATGGCAGACTGGATTCCACACGAGGGGGATATGGTTATTGGTATGACTAGCGAAGGCCCAGTAGTTGGTCTTGTAGAGCATGTCATGCTTGAGGGCGGTGTGTATGGTGTACCAGGAACAGAGTATGCAATCGAGTCCAATCCAGAAAACCCAGCTATGGCTGTTAGGGTCTATGAAAAAGATGACGATATGTACTATCCAACAGCCTACTCTATCGGTATGCTGGCTAGCGACGCCACTATTGTTGATGACTTAAAGATCGGCATGAATGATGAAGAGAATGAAAAGTTTTTGAAGGCAGACGGTTACGCACCTACAGCTGGAATGAAATCCGCTGCAAGACGAGCAATTAAGTGGAAAGAGGATGGTAAGGCTACGGGTGCTGGAACTCCAGTCGGTTGGGGCAGGGCAAGAGACATCGTAGCAGGGCGATCAATGTCTCTTAGTGTAGTTAAGCGTATGTATTCTTTCTTCTCTCGTCATGAAGTGGACAAAAAGGGCAAAGACTTTAACAATACCAGCAATCCATCTAATGGACGTATCATGTGGGACGCCTGGGGTGGAGATGCAGGGTACTCCTGGTCGAGAAAGATTGTTAAGCAGCAAGAAGATAAGGCGTTGTTTGCAGACTTTGGCAAGGACCACACCAAGTCTGTTAGCCTTAGAGAGTTGTTTTAGCCATCAATGATTGAAAGCAATCTCCCAATATACATTTATGATACTGAGCTTCTTTCTAAAGATGAGGCTCATGAGATCTTAATGCAGACTAGGGACGCCGACTTTCACTTTGAGACCCATAGCATTGGGGCTGCAACAGATGGCTATACTGGCATTCCTGGAGATAGGTTTCTAGACAGACCAATCATGGTTGCTGGAAGCAACAACATACATGAAGCAGATATGATGAGGCCAATAGCCAAATCTATATTTTTAAAGTTTGCTGAAAAGCACAGCCTAGTTCTTAATGAGGTATTTAGGACTAGGACAAACATATCTTTTACTAGCCTAGACACCAGGCCAACAGTACCACACGTTGATCTAAGAAATGAAAATAAGCATTTTGTTTTTATATACTATCTAAACGACTCAGATGGAGATACAATTCTATTTACACAGAAAGTAGACGGCCATTTCCACACAGAAGAGGATCTAGAGGAGCTAAAGAGGTTTTCTCCTGTTGGCGGTGGTGCACTTCTCTTTAACGGTGACTACTTCCATACATGGGAGCACCCCTCAAAACATGACTACAGGGCAACGATAAATCTAAATGTAGACATATCTTGTTAGCCTTTGTTATAAAAATGTAATCTACATATTGACAGCTAGGCAAATCTAAAGGTATAATAGATGTAACGACCTTAGGAGATTTAAATGACAACAGTTTATACCAAGCCAGCATGCGTGCAATGCGACATGACAAAGAGATACCTAGACAAGGCAGGGGTAGAGTATGATACTGTTGATATCACAGAAGATCCAGCAGCACTAGAGATGATTCTAGGAATGGGTTTTCAGGCAGCACCAGTAGTTGTTTCAGATGCAGGCAACTGGGCAGGTTTCCAACCAGATAAGCTAAATCTATTAGCCGCTTGACAATCGTTTTCAATAAGGGTATAATTGTTATAACACAATAAGAGAGAGACAAAAAATGGAACACGGACACGAGGGTGAGACCTTCCTAGAAGGTATTATTGAGATTACTTTTGGATTAGAGCATATAGTTGCAGAATTCTTTTGGAATGCAGTATTCGTTGCCGCAACATTTCTACTTACACGAGGAATTGCATTACGTAAAGCACACAAATATATTGACGGCAAGCATGGTGTAGAGCACGACGAAGGATATTAGTATTAGTTCAGTAGCAGTAATTGGCCAGGGGTACGTTGGTAGAGAGATTTCTTTAGCAGCAGTTGCCTCTGGTCATTCTGTTATCGGGATTG